CTCCATTCCGTTAGGGTACTGATTGCAATGTCGCAAGTCAGTAAATCTCCAGAAGCAATAGATAGCACGCTAGGCGCGCTTACGCTTCCTACTTTAAATACAATGCTGGAGGCTTCTAGAAGCGAGAAGACGCGAACTATGTCGGTCTCTATGCCAGCAAGGTTGCCCGCATTGTCAAGCAATGGGACAAGGATAGAAATCTTAAAATTAGCCATAGGTGCAATGCTTGTATAGTCATTGTTAGACGGTTCAATATAAGGATCGCTGGGTGTGACTATAACTGAGTTCGCTATAGGTGTAGCAGGTGGAAACGCGAATACTGAGTATTTTGTGTTATCTGTCAGAGCTGCTGCAATGCTTGCACGAAGCGTAGTAATTGCTGCCATTAGCCCACCATGGAATTAGGGCTTAGGTAAGGGCTAAGTAGCCCTCTAACTCGAGCCATGAGCTGTGAAGACATGGCGTACATGTTACCCATTGATCCATCAGGCATCATGCCATTACCTGAGTTAGTCTGGCGAGAAGTCCAGATAGATACACAGATCATGAGACTTGCTTCTTGAACTGGAGCCTTAGTTGAGTAATCAATATCGTCTTGAGCAGCCACTTTACCGAAAGGGTTAACCTCGTGGTAAGGACGCTGGCGTCCGCCTTCTGCTGCGTTGTAAGTGATTGATGTTTGACCTACGCCTGTGATTGTGTAAGTACCATCAAAGATTTCATCGTTCTGATTTACAACAATTGCTTGGCCAATATAGAAGCGAGCCTTGATATCATCATCAAAGTAAAGAGTGCGCTGATAGCCATCAGCTGAGTGAGCAACGTTAAATGTGTCGTTGTTCCATAGAAAAGGCAACAAGACTTCATCAGCAGCGTCACAGACAGACTGAAGGGTGGCGTCTGAGTACAGGCTACCTACTCCAAGTGCTGCTTTTAATTCTGCGACTGTGGTGATGCTCATTGTTTTCCTTTCTAAAGACTAGAGGGAGCTGCAAGGGCTCTGGCAGCCCCCTCTAGCGACTTAGGGTGTTGCTATTAGACTAGGTTGTACTTACGTACGCCCTTGCCGCTCTTTGCAAGGTAGATTGCGAGGTAACCGTAAAGGTTGATCTCGATTTCGCCTGATGTAAGAACGTTTACACGAAGCTGGGTTGTTGGTGATTCCCATGTGTAAACAGATGATGGTGCAACCAAGAACGCTGAGTTATCGATTACGCCAGATGTTGTGATGTTGTGATCTACGATAAGGTCTGTACCAAGTACGCCACCAACGACAGATGTAGCAACTGCGTTGCCTGCTGCGTTGTATGTTGCGCCCTGCGCCGCGTAAAGTGGGCGACCTGTTGAGTCTGCATATCCTGTGATAGCAGCCCACTGATCTGTTGAAGCAACAAGCTTGTTAGCAAAGTCTCCGCCTGTACCCTTGTATGCGGCTGCGCCTTCTACAGAGATGAATGACTGAAGTCCAGCTGCTGTTGCCGCCGTTGTTGCTGCTGTTGTTCCGTTAGCAACGAACGCTGCGAGTAGTGCAGCATCTGTAGCCTTTTCGTAAGCTTTACGAAGTTCCGCCATCATAAGTTCCATGAACGCAGGAGAAGATCGGTCAACAAGCTCAAAACTCACGCGCTGCAAGCCACTGAACTTCTCAATTGAGATAGTGTCATAAGAAGAGGTCATGCCTGTTTCTGATGGCGCGTCACCTTCGTTTGTATCTGCGACTGTTGGCGCAACGTTAGGTGTTCCAGCGTTTGTGTAAAGGCGTGGGACTGTGAATGACATTCCATCGATACCTGCAAGTGAGCCGCGTGTTGCTGCTTCAAATGCTGGACGACCTGTGAATGTATCTGTGATGAAAGTGTTGAGGTGTGACGGCAAAGTCAAACCTGTGTTATTTGCTGTTGAGTCATCTGCAGCGCGAACTGTGCGACGAGCTTCGTCATCGCCTAGTGCTGCCTTCATTGATGCTTCGAGGTACTGTGCTGATGAAATCGGCGCAATACGCTCCTTGACTTGAAGATTCGCTACAACTGTTGGGCGAGCCGCTTCGACTGCTGCTGCTTCAACTGCTGGAGCTTCTACCGCTGTGGTTGATTCTTCCACTTGTGGCTCGCTTTCTGGTTGGGTTGTTTCTTCGACGAGAGGCTGTTCCTCTGCGCGAATCTCTTTGATTTCAGCCGTCTTAAATGCCGCCTCGGTAACAAGGCTGACCTCCTTGAGTTTTGCTGACGTAACGACGATATGACCGTCGCGTGATGGTTGGGATGCGATTACTTCCGCTCCTACCGAGAGACCTGTAACAAGCCCCTCCTGCGCCTGAATAAGTGCGTCATTGCCGCCAGTTGAACGGCTCAAGCGAAATGTGGCATAGATGCCATCGTTGGCGCGAACTTCGGCGCTGATCATCTTTCCAACAGGCTTCTTCATGTCATGCTGTGACAGAAGGCGAATCTTTGAGATGTCGGTGACATCGATGCTGTTGGCGGCAAATACAACCCCACCCATATTTGTGTGACCGATTTCGCCCGTACCCATAGGCACGATTTTGCCCGAGATTTCGCGGCGTTCTTCGCTGCACTCAATAGATGAGGCTTCGATTATGAGTTGATCCACTAGCTGATACCTTCGCTTCCGTTAGGAGTTAAATCCGTCATTTCCATTGCCTGTTCAGTTGTAATCAGCCCAAGGGTAAGCAACTTCTCTACAACCTGTAGCTCGACCAATGGGTCGTTCTTTAGGAAGCTGTCATAAACCGCAAATTTGACCTGATGTCCAGATGTTGAGATGTCGTCCATGCTAAGTCTCTGCTGGATTGCCTGAACGTAAGGCTCGATGGACAGAGCATAAAACTGCTTGCGCTCGTCTTGAACGTTCGCATAAGTCATTGTCGTATTCTGATCTGATGAAAGATAGTAGGCAGGTACGTTCATTGTGCGAGCAATTTGGGTGCTGTATGACTGAACCGAGTCCGTGTATTGCATATCTTTAGGTGAGAAAGATACTGGCGAGTAATCAAGAGTTGACGTCAGGTATGCGGTTGAGTTATTTAATCGACTGCGCTTCCAAGCGGCAAGAAGTCCCTGAACTTCGCTAGGAGGTAAATCTGCTCCTGAATTTTTTAGGAAACCCGCTGGCTGCGCCTGTGCCGAGTTTGTGGCGGCTGCGCGCTCTACGTCGATGGCTGCCTGAATGGTGCGGCTGCCGCGCTCTAGTACGCCTTCATCAAATCCTTGGATTGTAACAATGTCGTTCATGTCAACAGGCTTTGCGTCCATGTAATACTGGGTGACAGAAATGCCTTCAAGGTCTGTTGTAAATGTAATGCGAGAATTGGCAACCCACTCGAATGAAGCTGGTCTTCCGTCCTCGCTGTAGCGTTCTGTAACCAAAAGATATGCAACCCCGTAGAAGAGAAGCGAGTCAACGCACCACGTTAAGGTCACGAATGATGGCTGATTCTTTGATAATTGCTTGATCCATCGAGGCGGTGCAATTACTTCGCCAGTTGATGTCTTGTAATACTCAAGGGGAATTGATGCAACAGTTCCACAGATAAGGTTACGCGCACGTGCGACGCTTGGGACGCTCATGGCGTCGTGGCGTGAGATTCGTGCAAAGATTGCGTTATACAAGCTGGGCATGTTTTCGCCCATAATTTGCGGAGCAAGTTGCGCTTCAATGACTTGTGGCTTACGCGAGAAGAGACCCATGGGACGCAATTATACACTACATGTTGTGTTAATCCGTATAGATAGCAGCTACCTGTTGTGGTTTCATCAGCATCGTTACAACCATTGCAGTAGCGATTGCAGCGCTAATGTCACCACCGCTGCTGCGCTTAATAATTCTCCAGCTTGAGTCATTTTGCTTTACGGCACAGTTATTCATTTGCGCGATCCATGAATCCTGACCCTTGTGAACAAGCCTGCCGTTATCTAGCGCATCTTTGAGGTCGGTACAGGCTTGGTAAAACTGCATACCCGATATGTCTTGTGTAATACATCCCGCGTTCGATAAACGCTCCGCGATTGTCTGGGTCGCGTATTTATCAAAGCAAATCTGTCTCGGTCTGTATTGATCCGCCCACGCCTTGATTTCAGCCGCGATTTTTAGGTCGTCCACCGAGACTTGGGATTCCCACGTCTGCAAGATTCCAACTCCAATGCGACCGTCTGGCAATATCTGACCAGCAACAAGGCTCGAATTTCGCCTAGACGGATTGACATCGAAAGCGAACACCGTGTAGCCACCGACTGGAATTTCGAGAGTGCTATCAGAGCAAGCCTCAATAGTTCCGTACGTCCATGGTGATTGAAGCGATGAAACCCACTGGCAGAGCATCTCCGTGCGGGTATTTTCGACAGGAGAAGTCGCCACAGATTCTTCCAGCGTCTCTTCCGTAATTGTGTAGCCAAGGGCTGGGTTCGCTTGCGCCCAACCAGCGCGATCATAAATGCCGCAGTGCGGAGCTGCGGAATACTCGTAGAATCCAAACGACTTCGGTGGGTTTTCAAGGGCTCTTTGTCTCATTCCGTTAAGGACTGTGCTGAACGCATCACCTGCGTTCGAAGTCAGCCATATGTGGGCGTTGGGACGGGCTCTGGTCACAGGGGTCGCGGCTCGATACGCCTCTTCGCCCCATTCTCGTAGCTCGTCAAGGAATAACGCATCAGCTGTGCGACCGCGAGAACCATCTCTCGTTGCTGCCACAATATCTAAGCGTTGTCCCGATTTCATTTCTATCGACTCCGTACCATTTGCATACCGAATAGCCTTTACAAGCGCCATGAGGTTTTCGTTGGACTCAAATACATGCGCAACCTGTCGAAACGTGTCGAGCGCCATGGCTCGGTTCGATGAAGCTATGATTACGTTCTTTGAGTTCCATTTCAGCAGGTGAGCCAAGATAACCATACGTGTTAGGTGGGTCTTACCGACTTGTCTGGCGCACAGGATCAGGTTGGTCTTGCGTATCCACATGCCCTTCTTGTCCACGGTCAAAGCGTCACGTAATACGTATTCTTGCCATGGCAGCAAGGGCATTTTTATCATTTCTGCAAGGTCAATGACATCTTGAACCCTAGACTCACCCTTAATGGGCGTGTTCATTAGTCGAGGCTTAGTAGCCCCCACAAGCTTCTTTTTGCGTGTTGCCATGTCTGGGTTAGTTCCCGACTGGTCTGGTTGTGAACGGACTGTCTTCGTGCAGCTTCGACTGTGTTGGAGAGATATTGTCGAT